CACAGGCCGAGCGCGCATCACCAAGCAGCCTGATGGCTTCTATGTGATTGGACACGGAATATGTGAACATGTCGACAGTTACGCAGAAGGTTTAGATGTTCTCAATGATTTATGTGAACAAGAAAGGAAACGCAATGATCGTATACGAATTAAAGAGATTGCTCGAGGACTTTGACGACGACGCCGAAGTTCGCTGGGCTTCCCAACCAAGCTGGCCAATGGAATATCATGTGAATGACGCCATTTGGATTGGCAAAAATACCAATGGAACATTGAAAGCGCGTTCACCTTGGAGAACCGAAATGCCATACGATGGCGAAGAAAGCGAAGAAGAAGTTGAAGAAAGCGAAGACTTCGATCCTGGTGTAATTTACCTCGTAGAGGGCGAGCAGATTGGCTATCTACCAGAGGTAGTGAAAGACGAACTCGGCTGGTAAAATCTAGGGCCTCGGTTTTCGGGGCCCTGGTTTACAAAAATAATGATTGCAAAGGAGCAAAATGGGAAACAACGAAATCTTGAATCAAATGGACGCGGCTGGAGATGCGGCTGAGCAAGAGCTCAGAGCGCTGATAAAATCCACGCCAAAAGAGGATCTTGCTGAAGTCCTCTTCAAATGGTACCAGAAATGGTATATGAAGGCCGGTTACAAAAGACTCGGCCGAATTTTAGTTGCGCTGGCAAAGGAATATGAGGCATAGAATGTACGAGTACAAAATGGACGCTAACATGTATCAGGGGCTGATAGAAACCATCGCCCACCGAGTAGATCAGGCGGTTTGGACCGCATTTGAAGATGAGTACCCTTATCCTACGGATGATTCACTAAGAGAATTGCCCGGCGCCATAGATTTTAAAAGGTCAATTGCCGACTTCGTAGAATACATCATCGATCAGATGGCTGACGACTACGAAGTGACGCTAGTCAAGAAGACCACGTTCACCTTCAATATGAAAGCTCTTTCTGAAGACGACATCTATGATTACATAGGCAATATGTACGATCCTGCAGATCTTGAAAACGAATACAGCATGTACGAAGAAGACCAGGAATGGGAAGTCGAGAGAGTGAGGCAAGTATGACCAACGAAATCGTTGATCTCCTGAATCAGTATTCAGAGGCCCTTAATGTTATCGAAGGATTGAAGGCAGAGAAAACGCAACTGTTGGACACGATCATTCCTCCGGATCTCAAACTTACAATCGCCGATCTCTCTGCAGAATGGGATACTATGATCGATGGGTACGCAAAAGCTGCGGCAGAACTTGCTGAAAGCGTAAAACAAATGGTCATAGAGCATGGCGCCACTGTAAAAGGTACAGCGCATATGGTCACATATGTCAGAGGCCGAGTATCGTGGAATGACGACTACCTTGTAGGATTAGCGGTTTCAATACCGGAAATACTTGCCGCAAGGAAAGAAGGAGCTCCATCGGCTCAGATTAGAGCAGTCAAATGAGCATGTTTCCACGAACTAAACGATTGCTTGTAGGAACGGCCGGGATCCTGGTGCTTCGAAAGGTAGTCAAAGTACTCAAACCACGCAAGCGTAAAAATGTATTTGAAATACTCATGGCGCCAATGGCAACAAAAAGTTCGACGCCACAACAAAAGTAGGAGGAACTATGGAACCAAAAATGAATAAAATCAAGCCCTCGTATGAAGCAGAATTCGACATCTTGATGCGTCAAATGAGTAAATCAGAAACCATGGTAGTTGAGCACTTGCTTCAATGGATTGCTGATAACGCCGAGTTTACTCCAATGCAAACCTTAATTCTATACGCGTTCAAACATTTTGACATTTGGGCGAAGGAGACGCGGGCATAAATGGAAACAACTGTTGAAAGCAAAATAAAGTCACTCGTTTACGAAAAATATGGCTGGAATGCTGTAAACGAAGCGATAAGAATCGCGGAAATACAGTATTGGCGCACCCTACATAATATGCTTATAGGTAGCGACAAATTGGATGAATCAATCGGTATCGATATTCAAGAGCCTCTATTAGCCGCGTCTATCGAATACGTGTATCAGAATGATAGGGATCTCCAAGATGAATTGGACTCTATACTGGAGGATATGGGAATATGATTGCAGAACATCACAAATTGTATGTGCCTTCAATGGAAGTAAAAATTGTGTTCATGTGTGAGATGCAAGGGCAAATAAGCGATGGAATGTGGGAAAACTTGCGCTATCGCGATCACTGGAAAAAATGGTCCGCGCTTCGGTGGGACGACGTGGTTGTTACTCATGAATTGTTCGGCCGCACATTTGATGTACCATTTTCAAAGTATTCGTTTTCTGATCCTGATCTTTTGAAGATTGTTGGCAAGCGAACAATTCTCAAAATTCGGCTCTATCAAATGTATCCAAATGTTGTTGAACCCATTCTGAAGGAGGATCACTGGAGTATTCCTGAAGAGATTGCGTACGCTGGTTTATCGACTGAAGTCACTGCATATGTTACACAACAACGACGAGTACTTGAGGAAAGAGGACTCACTAGAAAAATGCTGCAAACAGCGCTTTTACAAGTCACCTATGAATATAGTGATTTAGTTGAGGACTGCAAAATTCTTGAGGATGCTTGCAGAACAAGAATTATAGTTGCTCACAATTAGACTATTTTGATTGGTTTCATTTATACGCGTACAAAAGAGAGCTCTTGGAGAAGGCTCTCTTTTGACGTGCGTATGTGTTCTCTAATGGAAAATATGCTTATAGAAATAAATACAGGATTTCACCAGTGACACCCCAGGACCTCCAGGTTATCGTGGCGCTTAATAGCGTATATTCATATATCCTCTACCTGCAGGACCCCTGCGTGTTCTGGATATTTTGGACACTTGGTGTCGCGCACTACGTGGGTACACATGGGGCGTTCCAAAGTTGATGAAGCGTCGAGTGACACCATTTCAAGCGACACCCCAGCGCTACACCCCCGCGCTACACCACCAGAAACACCCCGCGTGTGAGAGCTACACCCACACGCGGAGATGCGAAAACACCAACTACAACTTCAACCTTGCGCACTCTTTTGTTAAGCCACACGTTTTACATGCTGGTCTAACGCAATCCATTTCCCACTCTTTAGCTTTAACACCCTCCCACATTTTTTGCACCATTTCGTATGTTCTCTCCTTATAATCTGGTCTAGTTGTTTCGATTAAATATACAAATGGTTCTTCAGTTTTCATGACAATTATGTAAGTAAACTTAGCATTTGGTGATGGAGTTCCCGCGTCTTCTAACGCTGTTAAATAGAAGTCCGGCTGCATTTCTTCCAGTGCCTTTTCTTCAGTCCACTGCCATTTGCTCGTTTTTATATCGTAAGGAATTCCATCGTTATCAACGATATCTATAAAGCCTATCACAGGTGGTCGGACTTCAGGGACCCGGAATTCAAACTCCCGTTCTACCTGGGACTCGGTTTCTACCTTGATAGTTTCTAAAATTCCACCAATCATTGGGTCCTCGAGAATTTTCTGTCCTGATATCACAAGAGTCGTGATATCACTAGCTCGTAAAGCTATTTTATTTTCGAAGATCGCTTCATATACGTTATTTTGGAACCGGGTAGCCATGCTACTTAACGTTTGTTTTTCAACTAACGACGCTTGGATTGCTTTATGCATTGCCGTTCCAAATACTTGCGCTGGTGAGGATGGTGTAACATATTTGTAATGGTATCGTAATAACCATGCTCTCGGGCAATAGTTCCATAATGCTACGCTTGAATAAGACAACTTTTGAATTTCAGGTTTCATCATATCCTTAAACTATGAATGCTGCCTCCGCGAATTCAGAGAGCTTTATTCCTTGCCATACATATTGGCCTCGGACCTTTTTTCTCTCTGTGCAGTTTAGCTTTTTATTTAAGCGTTTACTGAACGCGTCGGCAGTCATAATATATCGTAGACCATTTTCTCTGGCCCAACGTGAAAACGTTTGGTATAATTCACTTCGTGAAATATAAGCGTCTGGAGCTTCTATTACGCATTCATCGTAGAAGGATTGAATTATATCCATCTCTGTTCTGTAACCAGAGGTTGCAGCGGTTACTATTTTAGGGTCCATTAAACCTTTTTTGTTCCATTTTACTGCGCCTTGTACGCACCAATTAAGAATTCCTTCATACTCATCTGTTAACATTTGGTCGACATCATCGCGACGTAGACGCTCGGATACTGGAATTGGGACTTCAAATGGAATTAGTTTTATACGACGCCAAATAGCATCGCTCATACCACGAATAATAGGTTTTTCGTTTGTTCTTATCCATAACTTAAATTGTGGTTGAAACTCAAAAGGTTCCTTAAATTTTTTGCACGCTTGAAGAGTATCTCCACCTGTTATTTGTTTAATGAGCGCTTCGCTAAGTTTTTGATTTTCTTCTGCCTCATTCATTGAAACGATTCTAACTCCAGGAAGCTTTGCTAAACTACTAGCAACTCTGTTGTCAGATTCTGCTGAAGTAATAACTTTCATATCGCTCATTTGCGCGTAAGATCCGAAAATTTTTTGCACTGTTTCTAATATAGTCGATTTTCCATTGTTTCCTTGTTCACCCCAGCATATAAATAAGCACTGTTCTGAAATAGATCCGGTAATTGAATAACCTATTGCTCGTTGCATATAATCAATTAGTTCCTGATCTCCATTAAATGCTAAATTAAGTGTTTTCAACCAAAATGGGCATTCTGCGTCTTTATTATATGGAATTGTAGTGCATTTTGTTATTAATGCGCTCTTGTCAGAATCTGATAATTCTCCAGTTTTTAAGTTTACTGTTCCATTAGGAGTATTCAACAAAAATTTTGTGTTTACATTATCGAGTTTGTCAACTTCTATTCGTACTCTTTCTCGTGATCTTGCTAGATCAATTGCGGCATGAAGTCTACCAATATTCAAAGACGAAGTCGCCCAAGAAGCTCTTGCAAGCGCTGTTTTAAAATTATCTGGCTGTTTAGCGTCTTCTAATGCTTCATCTCTTAGTAAAATCATCGATTCTGTAGCTAATAAAACTAAATTAGCATTTTCTGAGTCAGGTTCCCAAGTATTACCATTCCATACTAACCACCCATATCCTGGACTATACCGAATATCTTCGTGATAAAGTCTGACTATTCTGTCAGCATTATCACTATCAGTGCGCTCTATTTTTTGGCTGTTTTTAATTGCTTTTTCTTTATCCGCCCGTTTATATGCACTGTCTACCGTAGACTCTATTTCTGAGTCTGGAAGATCCTTTGCTCCAGACTCGTCTCGCCACGTTTTTAACGCGGAAATAGTAAATTCTCTTAGTGCTCCTTGTCTTGCAAGCATAAGAGCTTGATGAAACATCGAATCGTTTCGTTGACCTTCAATCATAGTAGTTCCAACTACTTGTCCTACGTTTGATTTTATAATCAATTTTAATAGCCAATCAGGAATAGGTTCTGGTGGCACATTCCATGGTGCTTTAATCCAGATATATGGGTCTCCACTTTCATGTATTGATGGCGGAATGACAGCTTGGCCTCCTTCACCTCTTATGTCAATACCTGGGTGTGTAGATAACACTGCGCTATTGACTATAATGTCATCGTTAAGTGCGAAATAGTAATGTTCGCCTCCACCACCTGTTTTACATACTGCGGTATTAATAGATTTACCAGACGTTAGTCTTTTCCATTGAATGTCACCACCGTGCCTTGGATCTATATCAATGACTATTATCCCTGATTTTTTGCCTGTAGCAACGCCCCAGTTACATCCTGGATATGTGGATTCCCAATTATCAACAATCGTTGTATCAAATGTAGCTTTCTGATTCCATTGTTGAATTAGTGGGATCTTCTTACGTTTTGCTAATGGCAGCACGCAATACTTTAATTCTGTGAGTTTGTAAATCTGTTGATTCATAATTTATTCTAATATATAAAGAATGGTTTAGTCGAACGTCGAAAATAAATGAGAAAGTTTAACCTATTGTTAACCTCTTGGTTTCTCCAATGACTACCTAAATAGTATCTAGATGATAGAATTATATTATCTAATAGGACTTTTAAAAGTCACAGAAGGAGGCAATATGAGTGCAAATTTGTTTGGAGAACGTTTTCTTGGACATCGCGAGCCTGCATGGCATGGTCTTGGAAAAACGTTCGAAGCTGAGCTTAGTGCAAGCGAAGCTGTTGTAAAAGGAGGCCTAAACTTTAATGTTATTAAGGCCCCGTTAATTGCATACATTGATGGTGCTAATGCGTTAACGGGAAAGTATGGAATTTTTAGAGAACCAGTAACAGATGACCCTGAATATAGGTTTTTAGGCGTGTCGTCGCCTTCATATACTATATTGCAGAATATAGATATTGCTAGAATTGTAGATCCGTTAACTGATTTATGGCCAGTAGAAACTATCGGAGCATTGGGAGTAGGTGAAACAATGTTTCTCACTCTTGATGCTGGAGATGACGAGGTAAAAGGCGAGCATATTCGCAAGTTTTTCTTGATTACAGATACAAAAGATGGCGGCACAGCGCTAAAAGTTGCGTTCACTCCTATTAGAGTTGTATGTCAAAACACATTAATTAGTGGTTTACGCCAATCAATGGTATCTGACTCAATAATCCATAATCTAGATACTAAGAACATTCTATCTGCTCGAGTTGATATGATGCAAAAAATGCAGCGCGCTATTAAAGAAACTATGGCATCTTTTGACGCATTAGCCTCTGCAGTAATTGAAGATGACGAAGCTAAGGTTATTTTTGAAGCCGCATATCCTTATCCAAATAAGAGTGCTAAAACAAGTTTACTTAAAGAATTTGACGACACAACAGGTCCTCTAGAACTTGGTCTCATATATGATAAAGCAAAACGTGCGCAAACCTCTTATAATTATTGGGTCGAGAAAGCAGACGAATTGCGTGACGGTGCGTTTAGAAACTATGAGCGCATTTGTGATGAACACAATAGTATTGCTAGAACTCCATGGGCAGCGTATAATAGTGTAGTTGAATTTGCAGATTTTAGAGGCAGCCGAGAAGACTTCGCTAAGAGCGCGCTATTTGGTATTAGAGCAAATGAAAAGAAGCGTGCATTTGCTAAAGCAATGGAGTATATTCAATGATGAGCATAGATATCTGCCCTGATTACGGTGATATTGTTTCAGAATTAACGAATGA